AAACGAAGATGCCGCAATCATACCAAGTCCATGATCCTTCATTACCTTCTTGACTATCGCCGCTCGTCCACCACCAACAACTGCTTTTACTCGTTTAACTGCCTGTTTTACGATAGGTGCTTTCCTCGCTCGTGCTACAATTTCTTGTGCGAGTGGGTCTGCTAAAACTTTTTTACTACGACGAACAACCTTAACGGCTACATCTTCAAGTTCGCCATATCCAAATAATTTCTTCGCTTTGCTTCCTAAATCTAATCCTTTTGAAACAGTATCTACAGCATAACCAGTCCAACGCTTCGCTTTCTTCAAGCGGTTTATTTTACCACCAACCGCATATTTAACACCTTGACGCACAACTTCATCTGTAAGTGGACGAATAATTGCTTGGGCTTGTTTTGATTTTAAAACTTTCATTGTTGGACGAAGAAATTTAGTTAAATTAAAAGCGCCGCCCATTGCCTTTAATTCCATTAATCTGTCTCTATCCATTGGATACGCTCCATTATTACCACTTAAAGCAACATCACGAAGACGACCGCCTCCAAGAAGTTGAGGATTATGAGTAATTATATCCATTTGTGAAAGTAAACGGTTTCGTTCACGAAGTCTATTATTGTACGGCATATCAATTCCCAAATTTACATCGACAGGCATATATTATTACATAATATTATATTTTATTTTTTTAATATTTAATTCAATACATACCGCTTAAACGAGATTTCATTTTTGCGCCAGCACTCATCGCCCCTGCGCTCATCGCAGAACCACGCATCGATCCCATAAACCTACGAGGATGCATAGTTAAACCACGATTCAACATTCCACCTACCATACGATCAGGCATTACAACAGGTACTTCGCCTTTCGCCTTATCAACAGCATCACGAGTAAGCATACCAGTATATATATTGGTTGTTCCCTGATTTAAAACCATTATCCCACTATTACAGGCAATTACGCATAACTCTGCGGCAACAGCAACCCCAAACTGATTAAAGACCTGCGCGGTAAATTGAAACGAAAACGCACCAAGAGAACCACACGAAAGATTGTCTGGAAGTGATAAATCAGTAGGAGAAACAACGAGCAACGAGCCAGTTGTAGCAACAAGAGCACTTGAACCTGTCGCAGTTGCGACTGTTGCTTTACCGCTAAATTCAGTAAAACTCTGTTGAGACTGATTTTTTATAGAAAGCCTATACAGATCAGGTTGAGAAGCGCTTGAAAGAAGCCCAGATTGGTTATTAAGATTGATGCTAATTTGGCGAATAGTTAAGAACGAAGATGTGTCTTTTACTGTCTGTGAAGACATAGGCTTACGAGCAACAATAATAAAATAGTCAGGAAGTTGAGCGAGTTGAATTGCCTGTGAAGTCACAGATATTTCTGTATTAGGGGCAATAACAGCACCAGCATTTATAGCGGACAAATAGCGCGGCAAATCAAAATACGGCACTACATTGCGAGTAGGCAAAAGATCACTTGGTTGACTAGAAAGAAGACGCAAAAGAATAGACGCTCCACCAGACGGCGGTTTAAGTAAATTTGTCGCAACACCATACGACATTTGAAACAAATTATCATTAGCCAACCATTTGCCGCCATCAGGATCTAACCCTATACCTGCCTGAACTCCACCAGCAACAGGGACAGTTCCAGTTCCACCATAAGATACTAAACGATTAAGAGTTGAGTTAATATTAAAAGTGAAAGCCATATTGTTTACACCAAGCATACCCTGCCTGTTATTTTCAGGGTCAGCGTAAATAAACGGCGACAAAAAGATGGGTTCAGTTGTGGTTGTAAATACTGTAACAACCCAAGTGTCCGTGACTGCGAGAGATACAGGCGAATGGTCTACCCAAACACCTAACGCATAACGATCTACCTGAACTATGCAGGGGTGAGCGCCACGAGGAGCAAGGCAACCGTCATACGACTTATTAGCAAGTCCAGCCAACGGCGAACAATTAGAAGCGAAAGCATCAGGATAAGTTCCAAATTCTTGGTCTGGTAGAGAAGGACACATACCGTTATGACGGAACAACTCACGATTATCATTAAGGCGAAGAATCTGCGGTAAAACATCATTCAAATTAATACTGGTGGTCGAGTTATTTATAGTAGCACTTGCGGTATTCATAACGGACGCAAGAGGGAACGCTTGAAGAGATGCGGTTGACCCCCAAGAAATAGCGCTTACACCAATGGCGACGGTGTTAATATTGATTCTAAACTGTAAAGGTGTGGAAATTAGAGCATCACGACCTACAACTATATTTTCACTTGGGACTTGAATATTATATGTCTGCACGCTATTGCTTGTTGAGGTGGCGGCGAAAGACTGGTAAGTCGTAGAATTCGCACCACTCTTAACCGCATAAACTAAATCAGTTGTAATATCAGCAAGGGTAGGATCTTTAACAAGTACGGTTTTAAAATCAGAACTCATCTTATAATATAATGAAAGATAATAATTTTTGAAATACAAAAATAATTATCTTAAAGTTTGCTTAACTACGATTTTATCCGCTCAAATAAAATCTTCATCGTCACACTTTCTCCACTAAATAATTTAATAGGGATTAATTCACCAGTAGTTATTTTGTAAAAAATATTAAGGTCAACACTATATAAAGGTCTATTTCCTTTAAGAGAGATACGCCTATACTCTGCGCTTGGATTATATACTAAATTTGGGCGGTAGTTGCCGTCTTCACTTACAATATCAGTAATAATATTCGCAAAATCACTATTATTTCCCCCAAGAGCAACATTTTGATTATTGCTAAAAATAACAGGTGTAGACACTTGGTTCGCCTCAATAGGTAATGTATTCGATGTGAAAACCACAGATAAAATGGGACTCCACGATGCGGTTGTGCTTTGCTCTTGCGTCCAAAGAATCGCTTTATAATTAACAATAACGGCAGGTGGATATTGTAGCGGCGGTATAAGTGTAATAATATTTGTCCCACCAATATCTACAAATGGAATCTTATAATTTTTTCCATTAGTCACATTATACCCTAAATATGTTGCAGGGAAACTATTAAATAATGAAAATAATGGGGCATTCATAAAAACCGCTATTTGTGGGACAGGTGCTAATGGGTTATTTTCGTACCCTGCGTAATCAGCATATAACGAGGCGCTATTCGTAGTTGGATCCCATGAAATCACAGGGGCATATACAGTTGGTAGTGGGCCTAATGCTGCGGCTATTACTGCTAAATTTAAATTAAAAAAACAAGTTTGAAATGCCGTATATATTCTCTCAATAAACCAAGTATATGAATAGCAATTATAATATCCTTCTTGGTTAAATTGCCTACCATTTGCGGTTTGGTTTGGCGCTGGTGGTATAGGTGCGCCTGTATCTTGTGGGTTCCAATCTATAAATGTTTGAACTTCAATACCTTGATACGCTAATGTAACAGAATAAATAGTTAAATCACGATTGCCTTGATTGGGTTGTATCTGTGGTATAAATACAGGAAGAGACGATGAACCCATAGTGAAGCGAATAATCGACATAGTATATTCTTCTGGAATATGTATAAATGGTGTTGTGCGTGTGTCCTGATAAGTAAAAATTTGTGGTGCGGTAGTGCTATTTTGTAAATTACTTACCGCTACATCATAGTATATTTTATCTGCCTTACTTTTATTAACTCTTTCGTTGAGTTGCGACATTTATATATAATAACATTATATTTTATTTTATATATATTTACATATAACGACGAGGCATTGAACCACCACAACAACAACCACCAAATATTTGTTTTGTGTCTTCTCCTCGTATTATTTTTGGTGAATGTTCGCTTAATGGATTATATGTCTTTGATGGAATTACTTTTACATTTTTATCTTTTGGGACAAAAATACTTACAGGATCAAGTGAAGATTTAATAATTTCTTCATTTTTCATAACCTTTTGGAATGGTAATCGTGCAGGGTTTACTTCAATAGATTTATTCACTAAACCTTCTTTATTTAGTTCATGTGCTAATGCTCCACTTTGAGAATGTGATGTAGTTATTACATTTTTTTTACCATATTTAGCATTGACTTTCTTTTGAGTTTCTTTGCCTTTTTTATAGCGGTCTGTTGATTTATAAAGTCCTACACCAAGCGCTAAATTATTAAACCAATCACTCGCTCCTTGTGTTCCTCGATGACTTACAACTGCTTCACCTGTTTTTGGGTTATGATAGACTGCCGCTTCTCGTGTTGTAAGTGATGGGTCTAATACTAAATCACCTATTTTTTGCGGTCTTTCTTTTCCTTTTGTATACGATGCCGCCGTTAATTTTTTAACCTCTTTACCTGTTAACGCTCCTCCTTTCTTACGAGGCATTATATAAATATGTTATATTTTATCTATTTTTTCAGTGCTTTTTTACTATTATATACACTAATAAAGAATAAAGTTAAATAATACATACACGCATTACGATAAGGATAAAAATATTTCATATACAGTATGAAATATTATTATTTATAATTTTATATCATTATTCGCGCCATATAGTTAGGCTCAACATACCAATTACACAAATCACGAAATACAAGGCATAATTCATTATCTAATTTATCGATATTACCATCAAATAAATACCACTCACAGTAAGTCAGGAAATCATTATAAATTGCCTCATCATCAAACATTATTCCTTCTTCAAAGATAATTTGGGGAATATCCATTTATATATTTTCCTAATATTATATTTTTATAAATAATAATGAAATCATTATTTTAGACTTATGAAATCATTTATTCACTTCCTATATTTCTATTCTATAAACTTTTATTGAAATATATATTTTACTTTTTACTTTTTATTTATATAATTATATTTTTAATAAATGATTAAATGATTTCATAAGTATAAATTAATGTTTTCGTAATGTTTTATTTATATTTTAAGATTTAATGTCCCATTCGCTTGTTTAATTCTTTTAAATTTTTAAATATATCACGACTATCTCCCCAAGTAATATAATAACTAAACAACGCTGGACTGTGTACTAAATTAGTTATTAATTGATGTTCCAAAGGGTTATTTAAATGGCGTTTCCTGTAATTTTCTCTTTTTAGTTTATCTCCATGATCTATATAGGTTGATCCAACAGGCGAACCAAAATAATATTTTTTATCACCAAATATGACTACAAACCGCTTACTTGGCTTATCACTTAAATATAATTCCATATATACTATTTGATTATTTTATTCTAACCATAATAAATCTTGTGGTAAGTTCATTTTATAACAATAATAGAAGCAATCAAAATTACAAGAGTTTTTATTCTTTTCAGGTTTAACACCATTTACGAGTTTATCAAATTGTATTCTTTTTCTTGGAATAATTATTTGTAAATGTTTATCTCTCCATTCTCTAAAATAAGAAGTATTAATTTTACTTGAAGGTAATATTAATATAAATGGTTTGTCTAACACCAATAATCGTTTCATTATATTTTTGATTATAGAGAATGGAGGATTACTTACTATAATATCGCCTTTATCATTCTCAAAGAAATCAATTGGCTCGTGAATTGTGTTAAAACCTAATTCTGTTAAATAAGTTCCACTTTGTCCGTTTCCATAAAACGCTTCCCATATAATTTTATCTTTGGGTATGTATTGTTTTATATTATCCCACGCCGTTTTTGGAGTCATATAATCATCGTGTTTAATAAAGGTCTTTGTATGGAATCCAGCCATTTTATATATTATATGATTAATAAAAATCAAATCAATTTTATTAATGAAAACATTTAATTAGACTTATGAAATCATTTATTCACTTCCTATAAAATTATTCTATAAACTTTTATTGAAATATTTATTTTTCATTTTACTTTTTATTTATAGAATTATATTTTTAATAAATGAATAAAAGAAATCATAAGTCTAATTTAATGTTTTCATAATGTTTTTACATATAATCTATTAAATTCTCAAACACATATTCAGGTTCTTCTTTGTATAATTTATTGAGTTCTTCGTATGTATCTTCGTTTGCTTCTTTTAATGCGTCAAGTATTCTTCGTACAACTCCTTTCAATACCATTTTATTACTGTTTACAGTTCGCCACGATTTAGTAGTTAATTCTTCGCCTTCATCGTCCATATCCACATCAAGAATCTCAATTTTTTCATTATCATTGAGCCGTATTGACTTATTAATACCACTAAAATTATTTGCTAAAATATCTCCAAATGATAATGAATCATTGTTTAATTTTTTATCAATAGGGACATCATAAAAACTTGTTAGTTCATCATCTTTATATACCTTATCTTTCTTTGGTTTTGTTGCTGTTTTTGCTTTAACTACTGCTTCGCCTTGCTTACCAATACAGTTCTTTGTTAAGAATGATCTTAACCGCTTTAAATCTGCTGGTTTATCTTGTAAATCGCCAATCATTCGTAATATTAAAGATTGTTCTATTTCAAAAGCGGTTGTGAAACCATAAAAGACCGCAAACGAACAAATCTTTCTAAAAATAATATATAAATCGTTCTTTGTTGCGGTTTTGGTAATTTCTCGTTTAACTTTTGGGGATAATCTATTTTTTAGTAGTGTTTCCATAACATCGAAAAACAAATCTTTATTAATTTTTGAATAATCAAGTAGTAATGGATTTACATGTTGTAATGAATTTAATTTAAATTTTTTATCAATATCAATCCATTCTATAATTGGTCTTGTGAAGGTTTCAGTATTTTTTACATTGCTTTTAGGTAAGACAGAATCACACTTGGAAGGTCTACCTAATTTTTTTACTGGTAGTGGTTCAGTATTCGCTAATTTTGCTTGTCTCAATGAGCCTTCTACAACTGGTCGTCCCATCTTTTTTTTGACTGGTTCAACTGGTTCTTCTGCAACTTCTTTCTTGGGTCGCCCAAGTTTTTTAACTGGTAATGGTTCAGTAGAAGCAAGTTTTTGCTGTCTTAATGAGTTTGGATTCACTGGTTTGCCTCGTTTTGGTTTAATTATAGTATTTTCAGGGATATTCATTATATATATTCCTAATATTATAATTATGAAAACATTTATTTATAATTATGATATTTTATTAAATAATGCCCTAATTAATTTAAATGGTATTCTGTATCTCTCACTTCTATTATTACCACCTCCTTGTATATAAACTTGTATATTTTCAAAATCTTTATATTTTTCTCGTAATGCTTTTGTTTTTACTTTAATAGTTTTACCATTATCCATTACGGTTTTAGATCCACCAAAATTAACTTTATGTTTACCATTTTCTATATTACCACAATTACCATTACATAATTTAGGTTCAAATCCTTGTAAATTAGTCCATATTCTTGTTCGTTTTTTATATCCAAAATCACTATACATACAATAATCTACATCATAATGAGGGTGATGAGTCATATATTCTTTCATTCTTCCTGTCTGTGGATTTTCTATAAAATAATATTTTGGTTTAAAATAATCAATAATTTCTTCTGTTCTTCTTAATACAGGTAATCCTATATTATCTATATCTTTTTGTAGTAATTCTTTCGTACATACTTCACCATTATGAGCCTTTAATTTACGACCTATACAAGCTCGTCTTAATGAGGAAAATGTATCACACGGAGGACTCGCCCATATAATATCAAAATGTCCTACTGGATATATAGTATAATCCCATTCTAATATATTTTTATTTATATCTGCACCTTTTAAATCAAGAGAGACGACTTCCCAATTATTTTCTTTACATATCTTACCAACTGAATGAGTCCCACTAAATAATTCAAGAACTCTCATTAATATTAGATTATATTTTTAATCTATTAATATGAACCTTCAATAAATTTATAAAATGGATTATTACCTTTTTTGAATATAATGAAAAAATAACGACCTCTCCATTTTTTTACATTACACACAATAATATTATGAATGTATAAGTTATGCTTTTCGTGTAATTCTTTTAACCGTTTTGGTGTAAGTGTGTTAAAACAAGCATCATTACCCAAAAAAGCAATACCTTTATTTACTCTCTCTGCGTAATAATTTATTATGTAATAAAATGAATTAACCCTTTTACCATCTGTTTCTAATCTAAATGGTGGATTACTTATAACCCAATCAATCTTTCCTTTATGATCTTTATAATCTCGTCCCTGTAATATTTCGCACCAATCTTTATTAACATTTTTAGGTAAATTATCATAAAACGCTCCCTCACCTTTAAAAGGTTCAAGGACACAATCATTATCACTAAAATCAATACATTGTATTAATTTATTTGCTAAATCTTTTGGGGTTTGATGAAAAAAATAAACATCGTCCATTATAATTATGAAATATATTAATACCATACAGTTCTATCGTATTCAATACAGTTTTTTATTGCTTTTTTTGTAAAAACCACTATTAAACTCATACCAAACCATTTATAAACTTTTGTAAAAAACATTTTATCTAAAAAATAACCTTTATCATTCATATATTTTATTCTTTTACAAGTAAAATTATTATGTCCTATTAAATAAGAAATTGTATGTGGATTTAATAAAACTGATTTCTCTAATACTTTATCCAATATAGAATATGGGGGATTACTTATAATAATATTTACATCTTTATTGTATTCAAAAAAATCTTTGTGTAGTTCTATTTCTGTATAATCAAATGTATTATTTTTGAATATTTCAGGATAAGTATTATAATAATTACCTGATCCAAAAAAAGGGTCTAATATAAGGTCATCTTTTTCTACATATTCTTTTACAAAATTTAAATGAAACTTTACTAATGGTAAAGGTGTATAAAATATATCATTGGGTTTTTCTTTTTCTTTTATTTTTTTTTGTATTTTTGAAATCATTGGTATATTATACATATTTATAATATAAATTAGTATAATGACGATAGACGAAGAATATGAAATATTTTGTTTAGTGCAAGGTGTTGTTTATTTTTGGTCTGTATGTATGCTTTTAACCAAACATTAATTGTATCGATAATTTTTTAGAATTTTTTTTTGATAAATATGTTTTAGTAAATGGTATTAAATCATTTAAATCAAGATATTTATCTCGTGTATCAAATTTTATTTTTTTATTTATATGTTGGATTATATCTAATAGTCCACTTAATATAAAATCTACTGCATCCACATTTGAGCCATTTTTTTCGAACAATTCATTTACTATATCTTTAATATAAAATGCTAAATCAGCAACTACAATTTTTTTGTTTTTATCTACTGCTTCATTTACTTTTTTTTCCATATCTAAATATTCATTGGGTTTTAATTTTAAAAATAAATGGGTAAAATCTTCTTTTTGATTATATCTACCCCAACCATCTACTAATAATTTATCGTCTTTCGATAATTCAGGTCTCGCTGGTTCTTTTTTTGTTCTTCTTTTCTTCTTTTCTTCTTTTGGTGCTTCCTTCTTTGGTGCTTCCTTCTTTGGTGCTTCCTTCTTTATTAATTTTATACTTTTATCTAATTTTTCTTTATTTTTTGTTTTTAAATATTTATATAATGGGCTATAATCTTCTAATGATATATCCGCATCTTCATTCATATATAATGTTATTTCTGCTAATCCATTTAATATTATATCTGCTGCTTCAACATTTGCACCATATTTTTCAAATAATCCATCTAATATATCAGTAATAAAAGATGCTAAAAATGCTATTACAACCATGCTTTTATTTCTTTGAGTTTTTTTATCTATTTCTGTTAATTCATTTACTTTTTTTTCCATATTTAAATATGCTTGTGGTTTCAATTGATAAAATACAATAGGTAAATTAACATCAGTCCAATTATCAATTAATAATTTATCATTTGCTTTTTGGTCTACTGGTGCTTTCTTTGCTTTTTTAGGTTCTTCTTTTGGTTCTTCTTTTGGTTCTTCTTTGGGTTCTTTTTTCTTTGGTTCTTCTTTTGGTTCTTCTTTGGGTGCTTTTGACTCTTCTTGTTTTTTAGTAAAATATCCTTCTCTTGCTAAATGAGGTTTAAATGCTCCTTTCTTTTTATGTAATTCTTCATCTAAAATTACATTAATATCATTTATTCCAGTTGCACCATATTTATCAAGTCTACCATCAATAAGTTGGTTAATTAAATAATTAGGCATATCAACGACTTTGATTTTTGGTGGATATAATCCGTATATTTGGTATATAGTTATAAAATCTTCTTTCTTTAATGATCTAATTTTATTATAATAGGTTTCTTTTAATTTTTCTATATCATTTTTATCTTTTATTACTGTATCAGGTAAGGGTTCAAAATTAGGTGGTGCTTTACTATATTTTGAACTATCAAACATAGCATCTAAAATCCATTTTTCAAGAGCAGTTGAACTTAAAGTAAGTATTTTTGACGAACTTTTACCAAATTTAAATCCATTAGTTCCTAATATTTTTAATAGTACATCAATTTCTTTTTCAATTCCTAATACATAACCACGAATAACAGATTTTAAATATGCAGGTTGTCTTTCTGTTATTTTAAATACTTCATCGATAATTTCTTTTGTTGATTTTGTGGGGTTTATAAGGGTCATTTCAGTAAGAAAATGAGACCACATACTACAAAATCCACCTCCTTCACTCTTTAATCCTTGTAATTGTCCCTCTAATGCTTGAAATCCTTTTGGATCAGGGCATATTTCAGCAGGATCTTTATATTTTACTTCTCCAATGTACGGTGTTAAATCTTTTTCCCATAATTGTTTCAATTGTTTATTAAAAGAGTTATTATGACTTTCACTATTTCCATATGCGTGTCCGTGAGGTTCAAACCGTTCAACTATTCTTTTATAAGGTCTATAAATTAACATATTTGCGTGTGCGCCTCCTGTTTTTCCAAATATTAATGTTAACGGAACACAAATGAGTTCAACGCCTCTTACAACACAATCTTTTAAGGATTTACCAAGACGACTATAATATTCTTCTGTAAGTATTTTACTTTGTTTTTCAATAGGATATAGATAAATACCTAAATTAGTCCCTCGTTCTTCCATTATTCGAGCCACTATACACTCTCCACCATATTTTTTTAATAAATTTACAAATGCTATATTTGCTATAATGCCTGATGAGTCATATGATACCGCACCATTTTGCGAACCTCTCTTTTCTAATTCTTTTAATTTTTCTTCAATTCTATTTACAACTGGTTCAATATTTTCAGGTGTTTTTGGTGGTTCAGGCTCTTTATATTCTTCTGTTTGTGTTTCGATAGTTGCACTTAATTTGGGGACGAACCATTCTTTACCTTCCTTAAAAAGTTTATATGCGTTTTTTATTTTTTCATCACTTAACGAACAACCATAAGTAGTATTGTATTTTTTAGCAAAATCTTTTACAAAATCAGTCCATTTATTACCTCCTATTAGTCTACCTCCAACGCCTATTTCATTTATAGGCTCGTACCATTTCTTACCTTCTTTAAAAAGTTTATACGCTTTTTTTAATGGCTCTTTGTATTTAGATAAGGAACAAGCATATTTTAATCCATGCTTCGCTGAAAACTCCTTTATAAAGTTAGTCCAAATGGTAGGCATATTATATATATATATATTATATATATAATATTATTTATAGTGGTTTTTTCCTTTCGTATTTTATAGAATATGATTACACCTTCATTACACCTCGATTACACCTTTTTGTGATGCGATTACACCTTTTTTTTTTAACTTTTCTTACTGAAACAATAACGATTACACCAATTACACCTTTTTTACCCTTTTAAAACTAAAAAAAGTATTAAAACTCAAAATCTAAAATACTCCTGAAAAAGAGGTGTAATGGGTGTAATGGTGTAATAAAGGTGTAATGGCTATTCTCTACTTTTAATCCCCAACCAAAAGCCCCTTTGTTTGTTAATCATTTTTGTTTTATCATATACCACATCAATCTTCAAGCGTTTTAATTCATCTTTAATTTTAATTTTACCATCATAACTATCAATGATTTCTTTAAATTCATCTTTATAACAATAAAAATCCTTGCCTACTTCAAAATGATCTTCCCAAAAATCTTTAAAAGTATCATTTGTATTGACTACATTTTCAGTCTCAATTTTCCATTCAATAGGAAAATCACATAAAGTATTAGTCTCAAAAAAATGCTTACTTTCTAAAAATAAAACATGAAGTAAAGCGTGTTTGTATTGAGTCGTAATTTTATTTAAAAATGTTTTATCCTTAATAAATATTTTTTTATCAAAATTATTTTCATTAGTATCAATAAACTCACTATCCATTTGCATATGTCTTAATCGTCGTTTAATACCATTATCCATTTTTATATCGAGTGTGAAATTACTAACCATAAAAAGTTTAAATAATATATTCATAATTTTATTTGTATCATATAATTTTTCGTATGATAAAGAAGTACCATCACCAATACATTTAATTAAATTAGGGTCTTTCTTTTTTTCACTCAATTCATTCGTCCATAATATTCGTTTGTTCTTCCAAGTCCCAATAACTTTATGTAATTTTGTATTATTTTCATCTAACGCATTTGAAGGTGCTTTATCAACATATAAAGGTAATATTTCTTGTAATGCTTCCAAAATAGTTGATTTACCATTTGACGCAGTTTGTCCGCATAAATAAAAAAACTCTTGTATTTTAGAACTATCACCAGTAAGAGCATAACCCAACACACTCTTATAATATGCTAAATGACTATCATTAAAATTACATATTTTTTTAAGTTCAAAATTAACCCAATCTATTTCAGTTTGATTAGGTATTTCATAGTCAAAATTAAGTGTAGATGTTAAATAATCTTCCGCATAAATACCATTACGAAAAATTAATGTAGTTAAATCTAAAATACCATTTTTATATGCAATCTTATAAATATGATTATCTAACATATTATAAAAATCTTTGATATATAAATATTCTTGTAAATATTTTATTATTTGACTTGAAAACCCATTACGATTAACACTTACATAATGAGAGTTATATTCTTTTTCTTGATCTTCACATTTTTTTTTAATATCGCTATTATCAGTATTAGAACTTTTATAAAATAATAATGTTTCTTTACTAATATCTATTAAATATTGAATATGATTTATTATTTTTGAGTGAGGTGCTTTGGTTGTTCTCCATAAATTATTATCACATATAAACCAATCATTCGAATAAATAATTGTTCCTTTTAATTGAGATGCAATATATTTTGCTACATCGTTCTCTCCCTTGTTTAAAATAGATAGTGGTAAATATTCTTTATAATTTATTAACCATTCTTTATAACCATAAGGATTTATTTTTTTTGCTATTGTTTGAAGTCCATAAATAGACATAGGCGTATTAATTTTGATAGTATCCCACATTCGATTTGCTTTATTATTAATTTCTTGTAAATTACTATAATTAATAAATATTTGCTTATCATAACCATTATATTTTAAAATACCTGCTATTTGAAACCACAAGTTCCAATTAATATTTTCATTTTTTATAACATTAAATAATAAATCGATATATTTATCTGTTTTTGGTGTATATTCAGGTGCGACTTCATTATTTTTAATAGCAACATTTTTAATAGAGACATTGATTTTTGGTAATTTATTTATTAATAGTTCACGGACAAACTCGTACATAAAACTATTTTCATTTAATTTATAAAATGGATTATTTGTTTGAAATTGTCTTGATGTATCAAATTGATTTGTAATTTTACATTTTGTCTTACTTGGTGGTATAACTTGATTTCCTCCTAATAATATTTCTAAACCTTCATAATTAATTTTATTAGAACCTATTTTTGTAATAATTTCAATAAGTTCATTACAATTTGTATAATTAATAAGTATGTTTGCGTTTCCTTTGGTAGAAGATAAATAAAAACCATCTAAAATATCAATATTATCTAACATATTTTTTAATTTATGTGTTGTAGGTATGCAACCAATACGATCACCATTAGAATTTTTAACTCCACAACAATCAAAATCAAGAGACATAACATATTCATTATTTTCGTGTAATCCCATCTTCATTCCCCAAAGTAAAGAATTATAATTGTGAGATTGTTTAAGTTCATCATACGATAAATTATTCCATTTTATAAGTTTATTTCCATGCTTATCAACAGGTATTTTATCATAGCCAACATTAAATAAAGAATATTTGTTTTGAACGAGATTTTTAATAATTTCCATTATATAGTAGGTAGAGATTTTATTTTTATATTAAAACTTTTAATTAATATAAAAATTATTCTTAAAGTAAAATTCTCAAAAATTCCATTTTAATCTTTTTCCAACAATCCATTTTTCTTTTACTATTACGATTAATTAACCTATATTTTGCTTCATTTTCAGGTGTTTTATGTCTCCAAGTTTGCTGATGAATAGCATTGTTTTTATGGGGCATTTCTATATATATATGTAGAGAAATTTTAAATACAATTATTTATACATA